GAATCCCCACTCATACTATTAAGGCGTCTAAAAAAGCATCACTTGAATCCGCTTCTGTGATGTGTTTTACATTATATTGATTAATAGTTCCCAATCTTATTACCCCCTCTCTTTTCTGAATTTATGATTAAACTGAGAACAAATGAGAATAGTTCCCGTTAGTGTAAAAACCGACTATCAAATTAAAAATAAAACTTGCTAAAGCCAAAAAAAATAAGCCTGACTAAAAACAAACTTGTCTGAATTGGAATTTTAGAAGCTAAATTTTTCATAATATTCATTAGGTTTTTCATTGTTTACCTCGATTTCCTTTAAATGTAGCAATGTATAAGCGTCAATCATTGCCGCAATTGGATCAATTTTTTTGATTGTTTCGTAATTTATCTACCCTGATAGCACCTGTACTGTTGTAGTGTAGAACTGCGTTCTGTACTGCATATCTTAATAAATGATTATCAGCGACAACAATATTTTTATTTATAATTGCTTCTCTGAACGCTTTGGTTGGTTCTGATAGCATTTTTTCGTTTTGAGTGACTTCAAATAATGGAATATCACCATGCTTTTCAAGCCGTGAAATAATTGCTGAACCTTGCCACGGGTCAAAGCAAACCTCTTGAATATTTAAATTATTTTTTTCGATTAAATCAATTATGAATTGATAAACCAAATCATAATCAACCAACCCCGAATCAAGTTTTGAGAGTTCGCACTCACCGGCTTTTTCTAACGCTTCATAATTTATGCCGTCAGCTTTCATCTTCGTGACAATATCCGTTTTCGTTGACACAAAAGAATATGAATCTGCAAACCATTTACCACTGTTTAGCTGACACAACCAACTAATTGAAGTGAGGTCATTGGTTGCCGAAAGGTCTAGTCCGATATAGGCTTTTGAGCCTGAAATATCCGGCTTTGGTTTAATAATTGCATTCTGCCAGTCTGAATCAGAAATGAAACTATCGTCACTAGCATTAAGCCAACAATTCATATTCTTAATAATGAAATTTGAGGTATCTTTTGTTTGCAATGCACTGTCTAAATCTGCTTGTAATTTAGGTTTTAGGACGTCCGAAACTTCTTTATTGATTAATAGTGGGTTTGCTTTAATCCAATTATCCGAATTAGTAACTTCTTTTGGACTATCGAGCTCCCAAATGGCAATGAAGGTTGTATCTTCTTCATGCTTGCCGTTTAGAACGTCTGTATAATGATCGTATAGCTTTTTCATTGCCCCGTGCTGAAATTTACCTGTCGTTGAACAGATAGCGCATAGGCTGTTAGGTTCTTTAATTTGACCACTCTTAATTGAATTTAATACTGAATCATCTTTCTGCATCCAATATTCATCAATCAAAGCCATACCTGAACTAGAGAAGCCGTCTAATGTTTCCGGCTTTCCGGCAACGGCAATTGCAAAACTATCGTCATCTAATTTTGTAATTTGTTTCTTTTTAACATCTATCGCACGTCTCAAAAACGGGCTTTCTCTTTGAAGTTGTCTGATTTCAGAACTCATCATGTTATAACCTAATTTTGCTTGTTTCAAAGCATTACTTACAAACAAAACTTGCCTATTCTTTGCCGGCACTTTTTCAAGTAATAACGCTTGAATCGATAACGCACCGGAAATGTATGTTTTGCCTGATTTTCTAGCCATAGATATATAAGCGTCTTTAAATCTTCGATAATGATTGTCTTTCCTGCGCCAACCCGATAAACAACCCACAATAAATTTCTGAAAGCCTGCCATTTCTAACTTTGTCCCGTCTGTTTTTGGAATTAAAGAAATGAATTTGATACTTTTGTTAGCTTCTTTTAAGTCAAAATAATATGGAAAATTATTATTTTTAGAACGTTTTCTGTCGTCTATTTCACGCTGACATGCTTGTTTTTGTTTCTTACAAGCGTTAATTTTTCCTGAAAGAATATCATTACAATATTCCAAAACGTAATCAGTCATTTTCCAACATCTCGGCTATTGGATCAACTTCATTTGATCCGTTCTGAATTTTGTCTAACAGGCTATTTACTCGCTTGTTGTACGAAAGTCCTAACTCACTCATTAAGCTATTTGAGTTCTTTATTGCTTGGTTCATAATTGCAATTGACGGATTTTTAACTTTGCCAATAATCAAGCCTTTTTCTTTGATATTTTGTGCCGATAAGGCAATATAATTCATCTGTAAAACTAACAAAGATAGTTGGTAACTATCTACGCCCGATAGGGGAGTGGCATCTAAATCAATTACACTAACCAACTTTTTGAAAACATTCTTTTGGTGTCTATCTAAAAATGAAGCTGGAAAAAGTTCCGTTTGTTGATCTTTTAGAAGCTGTTTAGCTTGCTCTCTGTCACCTTTTTCAATCTTAGAAATATGATTTCTTGTGTCTAATTTTTTCACGATTTTAATGACCTTCTTTCTGTGAAAATGTGATATAATATGTAGTTGGAAATACAGAAATTAATCTTAAAAAAGATAGAAAATTCTTATATTTCCATAATAAATAATAAAAAACTAAAAACGAGCAAAAAAATTTTTTTGAAGTCAAGCGTGTATAAATCGCCATGGTCACCGTGCCCCCCCCACAACATTGTGGGGGCGTCTGGTGGCTTTTTTTCGTGCGCATATAGCTATCTCTACTTATTTATATAATTCTTTTGTTCTTGTCTAGTCTTATAATTATGACAACTAGAGCATAATGATTGTAGATTATCAAAACTTAATTGTTCATCTTCATCACACAATTTAAGCGGTTTGATATGGTCTACACTTGTCGCAAGTTTATGGCGACCATTCCTTAGGCATTCCTCACACCACGGGTGACCGTCCATGTAGGCATTTCTAGTCTTCCGCCATTGTTGACTTTGGTAGAATCCCCAAAACGGGTCATTCCTTTTATGAGCTTTAATCGCTTCATGAGCTTTCTGCTTCTTGTGTTTCTCACAATAGGTTTCTGAATAATCTATCAATGTATGACAACCTGCATGGTTGCAAAACTTTTGTGGTCTCATGCTTAAGCACCTACTTTTTTCAAAGTGATTGTGTCTAACCCATTCACGTCAAAGTCTGGAACAACCGACTGAATACTGTATGATACGTTGTCAATCGTGATCGAGAGACTTGGATCGCTAATAAAAAGTGAGTTGTGTCTTGTGAAAATGGTGGTTGTGTTTACCAATTGATCAATCACACTGGCTTCCACGTTAGTTACAAGCGACATGTGATAGTAACTGAACCTAAAAGTAAGCAAAGGAGTTAGCTTGTTTATAATGCCTCCATAATCATTTTGCGTTTGCTGGAGTTTATTAAGAACACCAACGTAACGTAATTCAGACAAATTTGCTTTCACAAAAAGTTCACCTCATCTTCATGTTGTTCAAAGAACTCATTCAATCTGCACATCGTCCCGTAACTAACATTCTTACCAATAAGAATATTATGAATAGTTACGTTCGATACGTGCATAGCTTTCGCCAGTGATAAGTTAGTCCAACGAAATGTATTTTTAAATTGTCTTAATAATTGTGCTTTATCATTCATAATTGTTTAACCTCTTTTCTATTTATTTATTTTGTTGAAATAATATGTATATAAAAAAGCCCTGCATATAGCAAAGCCTTTCAGAAAGGTAATTATAAATATAAGAAGGTGATGAAAAGAATTGGAGACATCTCACTTAGTGAGTATGTACGGAAGGGTGAGCGCAAAAGCTCACCGAAATTTGAACAAAGTAAAAGAAATTTGAAAAGCGAACACCAAGAACACGTGAAAGAGATGACAAGAGACTTCCAGTGTCAACGTAGCGTCCCACTAATCAATAGCCAACCGTTGTCATAAGTTGGTTATGTATAGAGACAAAGGTTTTCCGCCCCTTGTCCATGTTTCAAAATCAAAGCCAAAATAGTTTTGCATAATTTAGGATTATGTTTGCACAATCCAAGGTAAAGGCTGTTTTCATCGGTCACCTAAAGATCATAAACCAAAAACACGCAACTATTTACTGCCTCCATTCTCAAAACAAAAAAGAAAGAATTTCTAAAGGTATTAGATTTTAGAACGTTTAATTTTTGCCTTGCGGCATACGTCCTATGTATTGTATCTACCTAAGGTATTTTTAACGCCATAATTAAAAAAAATCGTTCTAAAGCCTATTGCATTGTTTAAAATGGTGTCATTATTTTAAAAATAATTTAATACCGTCTACCTAAGGTGAAACTAGCCCAAATCATCTTAAATATTGATACATTTTAAAGGAGATATGGACACATTAATTTAAAAATATTTTATTATCTTACATATAAGGTGAAAAGACCCCGTCTGTCCCCAAAATAGCCTAAAAACGGGAAAAACTGCTTGTAAAACTTTTACTAATTAATTTAACCCTTCTATAAAAAGGGAAAAATGTGCTTCTTATAGGCAAAAATCACCCAAAAATGCCTAAAACTGTCATTTTTATGTATGACACAAAAAGCGTGTCTAAAAATTCTATGAATTACTCTTTTCTATGCCTTCTATCTTCTTTC